AAAGTTGGGATTAATGCCCCGAGACAAAAGAAATTTGTTTAATGCAGCATCTTCAGCAATATTTGCTTTAGCTGACCAAGGGTCTTTAGGGTCGGTGCCAAAAGTGGCCTTTGCAGGCTCACCTTTGACAATACCTTTTAATATTTTTGCTTTATTACTCATTTTGTGCCTTATTCAGAAGTTCCGGTTTTACCCATCATTTCAGACTTAATACGCTTCATTGTTGACTTGGCCAAATCTTTTGCATTTTGCAATGGTTTGGAATCATCAGTAATAAATGGTTGATCGATTTGACTTGTTGGTCCACGACCCTCATCAAGTTCATATTCTTCGTTACTCAAACCTTTTTTACGATTTGCAGCTGCATCACTAGCAAAACCTTTATTGATATCTGATTGACTAGCCTTTGCACGTTCAGCACTGGAACGCTTAGTGTATGAACTTGTTGCAGATTTCATTTTCGCCAATGTTTCTGGTGATTTATTTTTTTCTGCTTGACTACGACGAGCTTGCGATACATTTAATGCCAAATTAGCAGAAATTTCATCTAGTTCTTCAACTTCTTCATTGCGTTGCTTTGCATAGTAAGCTGCTAGAGCCATTTGCTGGCGTTGTTTTGTTGATTTGCCAGCAAACTGTGGATTGTCACTATGGACAAAATCATGAATCCAATCTGCTGGCGGTGCTTTTTTTGATAAAGCTTCTTCCAATTCTTTTCTCTTTTGAGCAAAAGTTTTCATGCCTTTTTGTGCAGAATCTTTTGCACGAGAAGCAGGTGTATGAACTGCACCGGACTTATCTTTCACATTACCTTGAGTCTTTTTATAAGGAGCATCAAATGGAGGTTCAACTTCTTCTTTTTTATAATCTTTGGTATCAACTCTACGATTTTTGTGAGCACCACTCATACGAGTAAATGGTTTCTTTTCGTCATCTTCTTCTGGTTCTACATCAGGTGCTTGGCGACCACCACCGTAACGGGTACCTTGTTTGATACCTGCAGCGCCACTTGGTTGTGGTGTATTTGCTTTTTTACGAACATCGGAAACAGTAGGGAATGCTTCATCCAATTCACGCTCAGCAACTTTTTCCATGATTTTAGCAAAATAGTTTGAAGATGTGTTCGAATCGTCCATATCTTCTTTTTTAAACATTTTTTTGATGGATGAACCCACTTTACCAACAGCATTCGCAGCATGTTGCATTACACTTGCGCCCGATCCCGAATAACCAGCGGATTGACGTTTTACATCGTGGCCAAATATATCAGCTCTTTGTGGTTTATTTTTATTTGCTTGATAATCTGCACGAGACTTTTCGCCAGCTGATTTAAAATCTGCATGAGACTTCTGCATCTGTTCTCTACTGATTCTGCGAGTTTTCTCCAAATCAGTTTCCTCATCTGTCATAGTAATTTCGTGCTCTTCACCACGAAGTTTTTTAAAATCTTCTGCATCAATCTTCTTTGGATCACCAGCAACAGCAGCAATCTTCTTCTGCTTGGCCGACAACTCTTTTGCTTCTTGTTGTAAAATATCTCTAACAGCATCAGCGACAGCTGCCACTTTTTTATTAATCATAGTTTTCTCCGTGTTAACGATTCTTTTTTTTCTTTATTAGTAAACCACCATTTTTAACATCTTGAGGTGTAACTAAAGGTTCTTTATTCGAAGCACCATTTAAGACACCACCAACACCCATGTCGTTTGCACCTGGGTCATCGATGGCTTCTTTGATTTTGCTTCTGAAAGACTTGAAGTTTGTTTCTTCTCGGTACGTCACATCACCCATACCTGACATAGGATATACTGTTCCTTGGGTGCGGGTGTCATATTCTGGTCCAATTCCTGGAGCTTTAATGGCACCTGATGGACTATTTAACCATTTCGAATTCTTTATTTTTTCTTTGTCTTTGCTGAACTTGGTTTCTTTGGGCTCGGGGTAGACTTTGATGGTGGGCTCTTTGGCTGACCCTTTGGCTTCGGTGTAGGTTTTGAACGTGTACCCGCCTCTTTTTTTGTTTGCGTCCCACTTGATGTTGCCGGCATTGGGGTCGGTTGCTTGATTGTCTGGAGCGAAATCGTCTGGACCGTCTGCTTTTGGACCTCTACCGGCGGTGATGGTAACACCTCTGGTTTTGTGAATAGTCTTAGAATCTTGGTTACTAACTTTGTTAACATTTTTATTTTCCTTATAGAGAGATTTAATTGAACCGTTGATATTCAGTTTACCTTGGTTCTCCAACCATGAGAATGCTACATCATTATATGATTTTCCATCAATGAATGCATTAACTTGCTGGTATGTTTCCGTCATTATTTCGTCATCGACGAACGACGCACTGTTGTCAAAATAGATGAAATCTTCAAACTTCTTGGAGAAAGTTGTTTTGTTTCTTTGTGATTGTAACCATTTATCATGGCGAACCGACTCAGAAACCATTTTAGTCAGTTTTTCATTTCTCTCTTTGCTTGCTTGTTCATTGGTGTCCACAAAAACCATCAATGTGGAATAACCAAGTTCTTCCAATTCTTCTTTAATGTATAAGATGCGTTCGTTGTCATTTGCAGGACCATTGATGATTAATGGTGTGCGGTTACGAATTGCTTCTCTACGATAGTCACTAGTCTTTTCGGATAACTTCTGTTTATCTGCCAAATAGTCAAATGCTTGTACAGAATTCAATTCAACAGCACGTTGTTCTGCAATTGCTTCACGGATAACAACATCTTTACCTGAACCAGGTCCACCAGTAACAAAAATTGCTTTGAATATACCATGATATACAGATTCATGCAGTCCCATACCCTTACGAGTATCATGCATTAATTCTTTTGCATGTGTATCAGAAACGTGTGATGGAACACCTTGTTTAAAGGATTTAACATCTTTGCTTTTAGCATGTTCACGCATCTTTGTGCCAGACATACCTTCTGTACCTTCAGCATCAGGATCACGTTCACCCGCAGAATGTACAGTGATTTTCTTGAAGTTGTATAATGCACCTTCATGGTGTCCATTATACTTGTGTAACTTCTCTTTCATTTCTTTCACACGATCCGAACCAACTACCATATGAAGGTGAGTCACACCACTCTTGTGTAGTTCTGCGGCATGATGTAAAAATGTTGGATGTTCTTTGGTAGATGCTTGGAAGTTTGTACCTGGTGAATAACGTTTTAGGTGTTTAACTTTTTGTTCAGCTGACAGTGGATTTTTTTTTGCATCTTGTGAATGTGATGTGACAACAGTATGAGTTGCATTGTGTTTCTTTGCAATCTCTTTTACTTTGTCAATTAATTTAAGATGTCCAGTTGTAGGTGGATTCATTCGACCAAAAGTCATCACATGATGATGTTCTGGTGGTTTTGTTTCTTCTACTAATTCTAAAAACGATTTCATTTGACGGTAGTTGTAGTTTTAACGTGGCCAGTATCTGGATTATGTTCAATATGATGAGCATGCAATTCAACATTTGGATGTTCATGCTTTAATTTTAGGAAGTGATGCAAGTTATCCTCAGAATCGTCATATAAATGAACCTTTTTGTAACCATGTTTTTTAATCAAGTCACTAATTACTTCATGTTTTGCTTCACCTGGACTAGGAGCATTCAAGTTACCTGCTCGGCGAACATGTACTTTATGTGTATCTATACCATGTTTTTTTAAAGTTTTTGAAAACTCTTGTTTATTATCCATATCACCACGAGCAGTTACGATATTAACGTGTTGCTTATTGTTATGTATCGCCTTTAATTTATTAATCATTTTGTGAATTGGATGTGCTGATTTTTTGAATACCTTAGACGAACGAAACTCACTAAAATCATACTTATGACCTGGTTCCAATTTGTGTGAATTGAATTCCTGATTCGTTAATGATTTAACGTGATTGCCTTCTTTGTCTTTTACATGAACTTTTACTTTTGAATTGTCGTGGTGAAACAACACCTCATCCATGTCAAATGCATGAAGTGTTTTTGGTTTTTGTTCTTCAACTAAAAAGTCCTTAAAGGATATCATTTTCTAACTTTTAATAGATTCTGCTTCGCAAATTCTGCACGATTGACTAACTTAGTAGGTTCTTCTTTTCCACCTTCTGGTTTGTGATTAACCACAAAACCTTCTGGTTTAGATTTCTTACCTTCAATGTGGTGTTGATATCTACCTTCATGTGTCTCTAAAGAATTGACCAATGCATTTTTTGCTTGGTGCAGGTGGTGATGCATTGCAAACAGATTACCATAGTGTGCTTTGTGTTTTTCAACGTGTGCAAGTTCAGATTCACCTTGTTTGGTCTTTTCTGTTTTTGCTTTTTCTGTTTTAACTTTGGACGCCATCTTATCATGTTGTGATTTCAGGTGTTTCTTGAAACCCTCAACGCTTGGAACTTCATCGTGTCTTACAGTATGGTTGATGTATGTTGATAGATGTCCAGTTTCACCTGAGTGTTTTGGATGAACCGCATCATACATTTTATGACCATGTGTATCATGAATTTCTTTTGCAGCAGTCATATGCTTCTGGAATGTCTTTTCATTGTGTTCACTGTGTTTAACTTTACTGGTATCGTGTTCTGCACCATGTAAGTGAACGTCTGGATGTTCTTTAAATTTGCTCATATCAGGATGAGCAGAAGCGTGCATCTTATCAATATCTGAACCATGATATTGTTGATGAACAACTACACCAACTTTAGATTTCTTGATCTTTTCTGCTTCTGGACCGTGTGCAGTATAAGTGATGGTGTTTGGAGTAAACGAAACCCTACTCGATTTTGCTTCAACCATATAACCTTCATGTAAGGTTTTGGTATCTGCATGATGCATCAGGTCACCTTGGTAAACACCAGTTTTTGGTGTAACTTTAGGTAGATGTTTCAGAGCATGTTTTAGTGTATGTGCAAGGCCTGGCGCGTGGCCATGGTTCTTGTCAATATCTGCTTCGGTATGATTGATCTTTGGATTCTTGTTGAATGCCGACTTCGTTGCAACAAAGAATTTACCAGTTTTAGGGTGGTGACCAAATACAATTGATGGAGAACCATCATATTTCATCGTTAGGTTACTACTCTGGTGACCAGATTTAATATGTTCGTGAGCCTGTTGTAAAGCACCAAATGCGTGTTCAAAACCCGCATGGCCATGCATCAGTGGACGATCTTCAGCATGATGAATGTGCTTCAACTGACTAGATTCTTCAGTTTCTTCTTTTAAGAAGGAGATAAATGATTTCATTGGAATACCTTTAAGAAATGCAACACACTATGGTTGCCTTGTTAGGTTATTTATACAATATTATAACTCATCTGGCCAAAAATGGCAAGAAAATAGAATTGTTGGGATCGATATATAGTTGTCAATAATATTCGATTTCACCATTTCCCGCAAGCCATCCGTGACAATGTATCATCTGGAATTCAACCAGGTTCTCTTTAGGAATGTTTACATAGTGTGCGTGTTCAGTATCCAAGGTATCCAAAACCTGCATATTTTTCTGTATAACCTGCAAATATGTGTCAATCAATGATGGGCAAAATGAAAACATCCTGGTAATAAACAGTTTGTCTGCGCCATGTTGAACATTTGACATCCATGTGGGAAGGCGATCTTTGAATACAAATTTACCAAAAAGATTATCATATTCAGTAATATCAAATGTATCATCCAACTCCGATCTTGCAGAAAACTTGAAAATTCTTTTGACTGTGTTTAATATGTTACTGATATCTTTGTTGTTCTTCAATGTCTGTAATGTGAAAAACAACATGGCATTTTCTGCATGACTTTTCATGCCCATCTTTGAAAAGTTGGCACAATTTGGTTCCGATGACAGATTCAGGAAAATATTAGAGTTTTCAGTCAGTAAATTCTTTTCTTTCTGTGTCAATGTTGATACCGAACAATCAACCAACATTATGATTGCATCTGGAACCTTATTTCGTATAGATTTCAGAGATATGATTGTTTGTTCGAATCTTTCATCAGAGCCAAAAACTCCAATCACCGGTTTGATAGCCGAGGTTACGATGAATAGGTTTTTATCTGGAATTATAGGTAATTGCATAATGTATCCGAATTTCTAACTATGTTGATTGCTTCTGCTCTTGGGAATGGATTCGCATTGTTGAAGTCATTAATTACGATCCTACGAGCATTCTTCAGGTCCATTATCAGACTACAATTAATGAATCCTAGATCGTCCAATATTTTCCTGGTGACTTTCATATGGTATGATTGTCGTGCGGTCGTAAAGATAATTTGAGCACCGTTTTTATGTAACTCCAAAAGTCGTTCGACATTTTTAGTCAACACAACTGGTGGTGTCGAATAATCATTTTTACCAACACGAGATTGTGCCTCGATGATTGTACCATCAATATCACAGAAGATTACTGGTTTGTCGTTGTACTCAAACCAATCTTGTGCAGTACCAACATCGGCATAATCAGTTACAACCTTTTCAGTAAAGATTGAACCCGAATTGATGCATCTACCAATAACATCAGAAACAAAAATTTCATTCTGTTGTGAAATTTGTTGATATGTCTCTTTGTACAATGCTGCACTAGAGAATTTGTAACCACCAACACAGAATGTATCCGAAACAACTCGTTTCTCAACAATATTGGTAATGATATCTTGTTCGTTCGAAACCACAAAGCTTTTAGAAGATAACTTCTTCAATACTTCGTGTTGATAGATTTTCGAAACACAAACATAGTTTCCAGTATCAATATCATGATTGAAGAAACTATCACAATCTTTAATTAGAATTGGTGATGTATGTAAACCCGTTTTCATCAGAATCTGGTATACAGTATCAGCTGGACCTTTGGTGGGTTCATCTAAGACAACAACATTGATACTCGCACCAAATTCATATTTTAAAAATTCTGATGCATTATACTTCACATCATGTTCTTTTAAAATGCCAATATTAACCTTGATGCCTTTACTCAGATATGGTTTAATCGCATTCGCCAACATCAATTCATGTTTGTAATCATACAGCAGATATTTTGGTTTCATATCCGGAAATCTAGTGGACAATCCAGCTGCAGGTACAATTATTTCCATAATCTTTTAATCTCTTTCATTATAAATTCATGCTCTGGATCACCTTTTACTGTATGCTTATAGACTCGCAATAACATCAGTATCAGAAGGTAATCATTGTTTGCTAATGGAAACTGTTCTAGTATTCTATCTTGGAGATTCTTTAACTTAACATCCAGTTTAACGTCATCGTTTCTGATAAACCACTTACATTCCAAATCCTGTCTCATCTTTGCTATATCAAATATGTATGAATCATATTCAATCGATACAGCATCAATCATATAAAATTGGTCATCACCAGACATGATGTTTTCTAGTGTCATATCACCATGATATGTAGATTGGGGTAGATATTCTGGTAATCTTGCTATTAATTCTTCTTTTTTGAATGGAAAACCTTCTGTTCCATCAATCCATGAAATCTTGCTGTCATATATATCGGTGTAGTATTTTGATGTTGAAGAAACACCAAAACTGCTTAAGGTCTTAATTATAAACTGGCTTAATTGGTTTATATTATTATGGATTAGGTAGTTCTTCATATCCATTCCATGGATGTATTCCATAGAAACACAATCTTCATCACAACAATACAATTTGGGAACAGAATAACCTTTATCATGAAGGTCTTTTAATCTCTCTATGTTCCTTTCTACATTACCAATCTTCATAACGTAAAGTATGTCCATATCTTCCATGAGATATACTTTACTTCCAGAATGTCCTTTAAATTCCTTTACTACTTTGGCCATTGTTCGTAATCATCTCTAATCAGAGAATGCCAAGTTCCATTGTGTTTACCTGGTGGAAATGGATTGTTCATATTGACATAAACAAGATTTTCTCCACAGAGATTATTATAACGTAAGTTTGCTTGCATTAAATCTTCACCAATGAATTGTGCGCCTTGATTATAATAATGATCCAAACGAGCATATGTTGACATGTATGACAACATATTTTCCCAACCACCAAATGCAAATTGGTCATTACCAAAATCTCTTTCTGGTACCATTCTGCAATTAGGAATGTATAATTTGGTGTTATCTAGTTCTTCAAACGGAATCTTCACATTCAGTGCATAATCAGGTCGTGACCTAATGACCCAATCATACTGTTGGCCAATCAGCATACTACATTCAAACATCGAATAGAACATATTGAATGTTGATTGTGGAGGATATTTGAATGTGTTTGGAGTATTGGTGTATCTCTGATTAGAATCATTAACAAATGGTTCTTCAAACTGACAGGCAATTGGTCTGTATAATTCAATCATCTTTTCACTCTCTGGAAACTTCCAGGAATGAATATAGACATCCACATCGTAATGATCTAATAGATTACGTTTGTAATACTCATAACCTTTTTCAAATGATCTGGATTGACCAGAAAAACATAACGCAATTTTCATCGTTGTAATTGTACAGGGAAATTTAATAGAGTATAAGGAACATCATTCATAACAAGGTGTCTCAACAACACCATATGTGGACAATAACGTTCTTCTTTATGTATTCTGATATTTTCATCGCCATAATTTTTTACATCGCGCAACCAGTCCAAGAATTCTTCATCGAAAGGTGTTGAATGTAAATTTTCATATTCATTATACAGAAAGTAGTCTGGTGCAAATTCAAACGGCATGATTGCAAAAATATCAGAAATAATATTATATGATTCCTCTGTTGGTGTTAACAATACAGGAATGTTTGCATGAAATTCAAATGGTGTAATTGCTATGTCATATCTACAATAGACCAACACATCATATTCTTCTTTGATTAAAACAAATGCCTTTTTTCTAGCATAATGCATCGAAGCATTACCTGCAAGACGGTCTTGGTTAGGACCTTTTGGATTGGTCGAACGAATATGATCTTCAATATCATTAAATGTTTTAGAATATTTTTTAGGATCTTCAACCAACATACCCTTTGGTTTTAATCGTTCTTTGATATTATTAACTTCATCTTTTGAACCTGATGACCACAAATGACAATAAACATCCAAATTATTCAACTCAATGAATTTTTGGATGTTTTGCCATGTCTTATCAAAGGTTCTATATTCACCCGATAATACTATGCACTTTTTCATTTTACCCAGTACCAAACATCACATTCGGTTTTAAGAATCTTTTTACCAACACTTGCAGCCATTTCATCAGCAGCACGCCGAACACCTTCAATGGCATTATAATCATGTCCTGCAAAGATGCCACCAGTTTTTACTTTAGAATAGTAGTTTGCACAATCTTTGGTCAATTGTTCGTAAGTGTGTAAACCATCAATAAAGATAAAGTCGTAATGTTCATCTGCAATTTCTTTTGCAGCATCATCTGAATATTCACGGAACAAATTGAATCGTGTACCGAATGGTTTTACTCGTTGCATGAAATTATCATAAACAACTTGTCGTTCGTTTAGGTTGTTACCGTTCCAATCAACATAGTTTTCGTATGGATCAACACCATCAAGAATTAAAGTCTGATGTGTTTTCAACAGAAATTCTGTAGTGTCACCAACATCACATCCAATTTCAATTCCTCTTGGATTAGGAATATCCTTGATTAGTTCTGCAATACCATAACCTGAACATTTGAAATTACCAGGTGAAATACCGAATGCCTGTGTTTCGGTGTTAAATTTAATCACATCACTCATTATGTTGTCCTATATGTAAAAAAGTTATTTGGATCTTCTTGTTTGTATTTTGCTTGTATGAATTTCTTCCATTCTGGTACACGATCATATTGATGTACGATACAAAATGGTTTACGTTTACTTGTTAATACCGCACCGTTTTCGAAAATTGGTTCTGCTTCAGTCAAGAATGGTCTGAATTGTTCAATCTTAGATGGATCGGCAGTTGTGCCGGCCTGACAAGCCCAACCATCAGATTGTTCTGCAAAGTATATTACATCTTTATATGGTTTGGTCTGAATTAATACATTAAAGACCGCTTGGTCAACGATAGGAATAGGCCTGTTGATTGCATTAGTGAATATGTTGAACACTAAGTCTTTTACATACTCAGAATGACCACCGATCACTCCAACGTTATATATCTTATTTTCTTTGAATGTGCTATGCACATACGGACCATAAGCCTGCAAAAGATTCTCATTGCCCCAAGGTTCATCTTTATATAACATACTTTCTGAACCAACAACCAAACGACACATTGAACCTGGAAAGATTACTTTATCAATCCAATTAAATGGATTGGTTTGAAAGTAGACATCTTTTACATCCGTGGTAACCACATATTTGTATTGTCGATGCGAATCTCTTAGGTAGTCATAGATTGCAAGAAATCGTGCAACATGAACTGGCACACCTGGAACATTAGGCATTTCAATCAGAAGAAAATTCTGTTCGATGAGTTTCGTTCTGGTTTCTTCTGACATATTACCAACAAACAATACCTTATCGGTGTATTCATCACAAACTTTACCAATAGATTCTACCCAAGGTTTGAGTTGATTGTAGTTATAACCGGTTGCTGCGCCGATAATTAAATTGTATTCCATGGGAAAACTCCATTATATTTTTTGTTCATCACTTCATTGCCATTTAGGAAGAAATCACCAGTAACTGATCCGGCATTTCCATCAACTCGATAGTTGACGCTATATTTTTTTGTGCAATCATAGTTAGGAAAATACTTAGAAACGGTTGCCAAGAAAACACGATCTTGTCCCCAACCACCATGCCATGCAGACGCCAATTGTATCGCAACCTTTGTTAAAAGGCAATAACTATTTGTGTCAACATGATTAATGCCATGATAAGATTGCCACTTACCTAGTGATTCACAATCATCTCTGCAAATAAACTGACCCTGTTTATCCACCACTTTTCTCAACGTATAACACCAATCTAAATTTCGTTCTTTGATTGTATCAACACAAGATTGTACATGGTCTGGATGAAACCAATTATCTTGGTCCAAATATAAGACATGTTCAGTATTGACTAGATGTGTGAATGCTGCATAGACTCGGTGACCATAAAAACCATTGGCGCCGACATTGATGGGTAGAACACTGACTTTTAAATTTTTATTACCGGCATATTCACCAGTAATCACTTTTACTTTTCCCAAATTATCTTCACCATCACAAACAACATAACATATGGTGTCATAACTTTGATTCAAAACACTTTCAATTGCTTTACGCAACTCCGGAGCACCCGTAGTTGGTATAATCACTGTTGCAGACATAATCAACCTCTTGTTAGTTTTAGTATCTTCTCTATTTGTTTTTCAATTGCTGGTTTGCGATTAGGCCAATAGATATATTCTTTATCCCCTGTACTATGTAATTTATTTAGGAAGGGAACAATCATCTTCTCCAATTCATCTAGGCGTGCTTTATAATTGTCTGCTGTTGATGTGGTATCAGTAATTACTTTATTGTATTCTTCTTCTGATACCGCAGAGAAACCAAAATCATTGTCTAGATGTTGGTATTCTTTCATAATCTTGTCAAAGTCTGTAAGTGCCATATTAACTATACTTTATAAAAATGCTACTATTTTTTGTTGCTGATGAACCATATTCATATAACCATTTAGCAACATCACCAATTTTACCCGATTTCATTGTTGTATATACATAATCAACACCCAAATATTTTGACATCCACCATGTCTGATCTTTTCTTTGGCCCATTTTTGCTTGAAGAATTAGATCCTCCAATTTTGCTTTTGACCCCGACAATTCTTTAAACATCATTGCAAATTTTTTAAATGTTGCATCTGAAGGCTTTGCAATTTGGCCAGTAAATTCGTTAGGTAATGTCAATTTACTTTTATCTATTCCAGATTCAATCGCAGCTCTCATAACAAGACCACCACCAATTTTACCACCGGCTGCAGTTTTTCCTTTAATTTCACCTTGCCAAGAACTTGTAACGGGTCTACTTGAAAAATTTCTTAATTGAATTTCACCTTCTTTACCTTCAGATTTAAATTTTATGTATATATCTTTAGAATCTAACATATTAGGTCCTAATTTTATTCCATTAAATTCAGCAATTAGTGGTAAACCATTATTATAAATTTTGGAATGTGCTTCACCTTTTGGGATCTTTTTAAGTGAAATGCCCACCAAATTTGTTAATGCAAATTGGTCATATATGTAACGATTATATTCAGTTAATGTTGTCCAATCTTTTTTGAAAACAAATCCTTTTTTTGCCATCCAAATATCAGCAGGATTCCATTTATCATCACCTGTTACACCACTCTCTTTTCTGAATTTACCAAACTCAGAATAAATTTGTTCTACTAATTTTCCACCACGATAAAAAGTGAATTTTTGTGATTTACTATCAGGAACATCATGAAAGATTGCATTTGTTGTGACTATTACACTATGAAACCATCCTTCATCCAAACCTTTCATGCAAGCAGATAAAGATCGGTCACAATCTGCATCACCAATTGTCTTTTCTGTTATCTGCGCAACATCAGTCAACTCTTTACCCAAGAATTGTCTGGTTGCACAAGCATAGGCTTGCAAACTTTCGGCCAAAGCCGTTATTGAACCCGCACCGGAGATACCAGATGATGGCGCATCAGTTACTTTTGTTGGAATTGCTGGCATTTTTTAATCCATTAATATATGTAATGGATATTTATCTGATGATATCAATAGGTTTACCGGAAGTCCAGATTTCCAATTCAGTTCTCAATCGACCATCTGCCTTTAATGTATCGAAACGATTACTTGCTTTGTTTTTCCACCACGCAATGACATTTTCCAATTCAAATTTATCATAGGTATCATCTTTGATTAATGTATCTGTTTTGCAGGTAACATAGTCAACCATGTTTTTATAACCATAGTGTGAAATGTAGTAACGTTTCTGTTCAGTCAGTTTCTTTGCATCAGTAATAGTTTTCATAAAACCTTCCAATTCAGGTGTACCTTTCAGTGCCGCCTTTGTCATTGAAATGATTTTCATACTGATTTTTAATTTCTTACTTGATGCACCATCTTCGACCAAAGGACCAACTTTGTTTTGTACATAATCACGGAGGTCAGAATATGGTTTACCATGCATCATAGGCAAGAAATCACTATCTGTCAACCCCTTATAACGAATAAAAGGTTTCATGCCGTCATACTGTGATACATTCTTGGATGAACCATACAAACTTGTTGTTTCAAAGAGACACAAATTCATATTGTATTTCTTGTTGACAATTTCACGAACGGCGTGTGATGTACAAATACCAGCAAGTAGTTTGCCACCCAAGTAATTATACCCGAATGGTTGTGCAGGTACAATAACAAAACCCATCATTGATGAGTCATTGAATCGTTTGCCCCACTCAGGTTGTTGCGTAAACACTTGTCCAAGCATTTCATTTCTTGGTTTGCAGTTGATTACAGGTGAACCAAGACGAATGAAACCAACGTACTTTCCAGTAGTTTTCTCGCGTACTGCCAACTTCACATTGCGACCAACAGGTGCAATGTTTACATGTGATGATGTAATGTTAAGCAGATTCGTCCATGTTTCATTATCAATTTCACACACCTCAAAATCCATATCATTTGGGTGCATGGTGAAATCAGAAAACAATTCATCTTCAATCGGGAATAGAGGATTGGTAGGCAAATCTGCCAGTGAATTTAGTTTCTGATCTCGCATGTACTCATCAATGCGTTCAAAATTACCAAAATAATCATGAAACACTTTTGCACAATGAATTGCATCTTCTTTAGTAAACATTATACTTTAAATCCATCAAATGATTTTTTAGGTGCTGGCCTTGGTCCACCAGATCCACTATGTCCTGCATCAGAGATGCCGTCTTGGCCTGATTGTTCTACATCATACAATTTCATCTTTGCTCTATCCACACCAATTGTGAATCGTTTGTGAAATGTAGGATCAGAATATCTATTCTTCAATTGTTTTACCATAATTTGACCGAGAGATTCTAGTTCTTCGGACGTAATCAAGGCAAACATCATGTCAGCAGTAGCGGGCAAACCAAAAGACTCACTTGTATCTTCGAGTCCTGGGTCGGAAGAAGTAAAGCCCGATCTTGTTGTTTGTGTTGCAGATACAATTGGTACTCCGAACTCAACGGCCAAACCTCGCAATTCTTCTGCGATTGATTTAACGTAAGTGTATGAATTGATGTTAGATCCGGCTTTAATTCTTGAACTACAACATATGTTGAGATAATCAATAAAAATAATGTGAGGAACGAAAGACTTCTTGAGATTGAGTTCATTCAATAATGTTCTAAAATGTGTTGCTGAGGCTGATGCAGTTGGGTATTCTTTGATAATCAACTTACCAGTAGTCTTTTCTTTTACACGTTCGACCTTTTTGTCATACATCTCTTTTGACAATTGGCCAAGGTCATCGAGTGTTACATTCAATAGATTCGCATCAATACGTTCTGCAATCTTTTCTTCAGCCATTTCCATGGTGATGTAGAGTACATTTTTGCCTTGTACCATACATGAGGCAGCAACATGACACATGAATAAACTCTTACCCACACCCGTACCCGCCAGAGCAATGTTAAGAGTTTTATTCGGCAAACCACCTTTAGTAATTTTGTTAAAATAGTCCAGATCAAATGGGATTTTTTCTTCTTTTCTATGGTAGAATTCATATCGATCATCCGAATCATTTAAGTAATCATGACCAACGGAACTGTCAAAACTGACCGATAACGCATCCGACAAAATCTTCGGGATTGAACCTTTATCATTTGTCTTGTCTTTTCCATCGAGAATAGAAATAGACCCCAAGACAGCATTGTAAATGGCCTTTTCCTGGCAAAACTTTTCCGTCTTATCGACGAGCCATTCATTCTGTGATGTTTCTTTGCTAGTTTTCTCAATCTCTTGTAGATACTTTTCACAGTTCTCCACCTCATCATTTGTGAGATTTCTCTTTTCTTTAATGGCCAATTGGATTGCTTCAATTGTAGGTGTAGTGTTGTAAGTATCCGTGAATGAGACGATTTCATTAAAAATTACTCTATCGGTTCTATCTGTAAAATATTCTTCTTTCAAAAAAGGAACTACCTTTCTCAGGTAGTCCTCATTAAATACCAGATTCTTCAGTATCGTCTGTTCCAGCTTCATCAATAATATCCTGTTCTAAATTGCCCGACATAATTTGCACCAATAAATCACCTAGGTAATTTTTGAAGTCGGTATCTTTCTCCAACTTTTTTGGCTTTGATACAGTAGATTCTAACACATCATAAGCAAAAAGTAAATAGACCTGATCATTTTCTTCTTTAAATTTAACCTTACCATACTTGAATACAGTATCGACATATGTCCCGGTTAATAATTTAATATGTACTGTAACTTTATCGTTTTTGGGATAGATAAAACAGTAATCTGTACCTTCAATCATTTTGCCTCCGTACCGTTCATGGTGTTAACATCAAATGCCGCACTAATATCACCTTGCATAATTTCTCCTGATGCAACACTATATTTGTTCTCAACATATTCCTGGAATGATTTCTGTTTCAGAATTGGCATCCAGAATTCTTTGGTGTCAGTTTCTTTTAGACGATACTTCTTATCTGCATAAACACCATCTTCATCTCTAGGTGAGTACCAACCATTGCTTGGTTTAATTACATGACCACTTTCGAGAGCAATATCCAAAAGACCAGACCACTTACTGATACCACCATCGAAAGATACAGAAACAGGTATCTTAGATTTTTCACGAACATAACGACTTTTCTCTACATTAATAATAAAATTATAACCGACAACTTCTGTGCCTTCTTTTTCTTGTTGACGACCAAGAATGAAGATGTTATCTGCGGAATAATATGAACCTGTTCCACCACCAACAATGTCTTTAGGATACAAACCAATTTCTTTGTATGTGTGATTTACAACAATCATTGGAATATCTTTCATTGTCAGATATGGAGTTACCATACGGAACAATGATTTGATTTGTTTTGCACGAGTCATATCAGCAACAGATTTGCCGTCAAGTGCATCATCAACTTCTTTCTTTGATGCTAGGTTACCAATCGAATCAATAATGATAATTAGTTTATCATCATGTTCTAAATTGGTCAGTTGACCCATAATATCGAACTTGAGTTGCTCAACATCCATAATAGGAGTATGTAATACTCGGTTGGGATCGATACCAAACGAATCAAAATACGATTGAGGAGTACCAAATTCGCTGTCATAGAATAGTAACGCTGCGTTTTCATATTTGTCCAAATAAGATTTTGCCATCAATAACGAAAATGCTGTCTTAAAGTGTTTGGATGGACCTGCCCACATTGTAAGACCTGGAGTTAAACCACCATCAAGTTTACCAGACAGTGCCACATTGATGATTGGTACCGCAGTTGAAATCATATCTTTACCAGTAAAGAACTTCGACTTCGCCAAAATAGCAGACTCTTTAATGCTACTATTCTTTTTAATTTTATCTAAAATGCTCATGTTTTTCCTTTTTCACGAAACGAATATGCTTCATTGTAATCATACTTAGGTTCTAATTTCTTTGATCCGGGTGGATCTTTCTCAGGCAATAAACCTTTTGTTGTTCCTGTAAATGATGGTATAGATTCACCTGAAGATTCATCAATAACAAATGCTAAATTATCTTTGTCAATTTCTACACTTTGCTGATGTTTACGATCACGTTCTTTGCCGTCTTGAAACAATTTAATCAGACCTTCGGGTATTGGTTCTTCCACATCTTCATATTCTTCTGGTTCAGGCATAGTAACATCAGCAACATATTTTGGTTCATCCTCTTGTTCTTCATTGACCTTTTTCTTCCTTTCGATCAGTGACATATTTGCAGCAACCAACAGTAGAATTGCCAATGGATCAAACACAATCATAATCAAAAGAATTACCAAGCGCACTGCTTTGTCAATACTATCTGAACCAGTTCCATAGAATACATCAGCAACATACTTCAAAGGACCAATTTCAGTTTCTAGTTTACGAATACTTGATGCTAGTGGCGATTTTTCTTCAGTGTATGCATTAATCTTTTTTTGTGTTTGAGCCATGTCAGATAGCAACGCACTTCTTTCTTTTTGTTGGGAACGTCTAATCTGGGACGCTTTCTCGGCACCCCTTTGATCCGTTGACCTGCCCATAACCTGATTAACTGCTTCATCCAACTGTTTAATCGCCAGCTTCGATGCCTGAATATTATCTTTTTCAATTTGAATCCTTTCATCAATCAATGCAACTTTAGCAACCACATCACCAGATGATGCAGATTGGTCAATGTGTGCCTTAGATAAGAATCCAAAAATACCCATTGAAGTAATCAACATAAGAATCAACACCGAAAAAGTCAGGTAATGTCTGAACATTTTCGGTGCTGTATTCCAGTTTCGATATAACCAAGATGTTGTTACCAATTTGGCGACTTCAAGTGTTGCACCCATAAAAATAATTGGCCAGAAAGCACCCACAAATATGGAGGTCAGACCAATCACTGAATAGTATGCGGCAATACCAGATAATGCAATTGCCGTCAAAAAGGTAAAGAATATCATCCGAAAAAGTCCTCTAGTGAATTTGTTTTTTCTGTCGTCCACTTCATACAGTCAAGAATGACTTTAATGGGTTCAAGAAACGATTTATCAAATTGTACATCATAATCGATGTAGTTGTCAAGCCCAAATTCTTTAGGTAAACGCGAAGGATACGAAACTACCATATCTTTAAAGTGATTCGGCATCTTTAGATAACAAAACTTAATCTTTTCGCCTTCTTGGATTAGAGGATATTTTTTGGTCAAATCATGTTGTTTCAGGAAGTGATTATAAAGAATTGCACCCTTAACATGAATCGGAGTACCTTTCTTATACAATGTTACTGGATCAGAATAGTTCCTTAGACCATTCATGCCACGAGGAAATGAAATATCTTCTGGTGGCAACTTCTTGAATTCTTCCCTAAAGTCTTTAATGAATTTGTGGATATCATCTTCAGTGCCATTTACCATTAACAGAATTGATTCTTTCATCTTACCACGAATCACTGAAGGTGTTGAGGACTTAATCATCTCAAGACCCATCACTTTCATCTTTGGTTCATTGTATTGAACACCTTCATTGTTATATACATTTAGAATATAACGTTTCTTGGCAGTCCAGATACCTTTGTCCGAAAGGCCTTCACGTTTCATTTGCATTTTCTGTGCATATGCGTGGACATATTCTGCCAACTCAGTATAACTCTTGTCGATATATGGTTGAATCTTTTCTTCACAGATTTTATCCATGAGTGCAATGACCTTTTGTTTATCTGATGTGTCTTTGATAAACTTATTGACCAATTCACCCATACGAAGATAAATCGAATCTGTATCAGAGGCAATAACATAGTCTTTTGATTCACCACCAATGATCTTATTCATCCAGTCATTGATCTTTGCTTCAATCCAACGAATGGATAACTGTCCTGCTGATGTTACACCTAGTGCATTGCGTAGATCATAGAATCTGAAGTATTGTGAACCCAAGGCGCCATATGCAGAGTTTAGAGACACTTTCTTTGCGAGTTGTAGGTTATCGAATCGTGCAATACGTTTTTCGATATCATACTTCTTAGAATCATCTTTTTCATCCTCATACTCTTGCTTTGCCTTCAACATCAAATTCTTGAACTTCTTACGATCTTCATACATTTCTTCCATCATCGCAGGCAAGAAACCTTGTTTATCTGTACGGAAGAATTGACCATTAGGAGTCAATGTAACATTAACAAGTTCGGTTGTATCGACCTGTTTCATTAACATCTTATCCACAGAAACACCAGCAGAAATAACTTTACGCATTTCTTCTGTATAATTTCTAGGTTCAATCAATGTTTCTGGTGAAATGTTATATTGCATCATCAAGTGAGGATACAGACTGTTCAAGTCGAACGATGCAACCCAATCATGTTTACCTACTTGAACTTCTTTAACATAGGCACCCTCAAATGCAGAATCTTTGTCCTGAGTCTCTCGTGGAGGAACAATAATATCTTTCTGTAACAGATAAGAATATGTCAGTGAATCCCACATACGAGTTTGTGCAAATACATCCTCATAGTTACATTTGGTATCATATGCCAGAGTCATTGCCAACTCCAACAGTTTCAACTTATCTTCCAATCGTAAAATCAGTGCAACGTCTTTGATGTTGTATTCAATAAACTTTTGATAGTTCAAACGATACAATTGATGCAAGCTCTCATATTCATCATACGAGATTTTACCTTCACCCAATTCAACCTGTGCAATAGCATCCAGTCGATAGGATTCTTGTGACTTTCCACCTGGTGCATACCATTTGTATAGTTCGATATAATCAAGAGAAGATACACCAACCATTTCATAGGCAATCAGTTGACGACCATTGATGTTTGTCTTACGTTCTTTGATATAGAACCATGGAGATAATTTACGAGTTTCATCTTCACCTAGAATCTTGCGAAACCGATTGATAATGTATGGAATATCGAAGAACTTGGTATTCCAACCCGTGATAATATCTGGACACTTCTTAGTCCATACTTCCATGAACTTCTTACAAAGAGTCCACTCATCTCTACATTTGATGTAGATTTCTTCACCTTGTACTACATAATCACCACAACCAAATACGATGGTCTGACCACCAATATAGGTAATGGCAATTGCTGTGATAGGTTCATTGGCCAAATATGGATCAGGGAAACCATTTTCTGATCCGACCTCAATATCGATAATTGCAGTTAGAATCTTATCTTGGTCCCACTCAACCATTTCGGTGTGTTGTTCTGCAATGTAAGCATATTCATATCTGGTATTACCATAGATTTTTACTCCACCCGAAACCCCGTCAAATTGTTTAACGTAATCTCTGGCTTCATAGATGTTACCAAATAGTTTCCTGTCTAGATATTGCCCATCAAGTGTCTTGAATTGTGTTTCCTTTTTCTTGGATGGTACATAAAGGGATGGAGAATATTCGATCTTCTGCTTTACTCTTTTTCCATCCATGATTCCTCGGTAGAGAATATTTCCACCGACATTCTGGACATTAGTATAGAAGTTTTTCATTAACCTGTAATAATTTGTTGTGAAGGCAATACAATTCCTGAACCAAAAATCTGGTTATAATTTTTAATAAAATCTTCAGCAGGAATATACTGATATACTACATGAGTTTTATCGATAGATATAATGGCATCAGTTTTTTGTTCGGCATGAAGTGGAAATGGCGCGAAACCTACGCTAGGTTGGCCATCTTTACCTCGCACAATTGCAACACCTACAGGGTTTTTAAGAACGTATTTGGTGTCCGTCTGGGATTCAATTTCTGCCAGAACTTCTTCGTTTGAGGTTAGTTTTAGTACAATAATATTCATATAATCTCCATGATAATGTGAGTTGGTGAGGTTTTACTTATAACGTCTGAAAAACTACACCTAATTATACTACACTAATACATTAAAGTCAAGTCACACTTGTGGCAATAATCAATTATAAATACGTGATGGTGTCAAAATGTGTAAGGGAATATGAATGTCAGAAGAAATTAAAAAACCATCTAGATCGGAACGTGAAGCACATATCAAAGATAGGGCAGGATGGGCAATCACCGTTATTGCTGCTTTATTAGCAATTAATACTTATTTTGGAAATAGTAATAGTAGTAAAGTATTAACAAATACGATTCAAGCAAATGATACTTGGTCATTCTACCAAGCAAAAAGTATTAAACAGACTGCATATGAATTGGCATCAGCACAGGCCGAAGATTTGGGTAATAAAATTAATGCAGAGAAGTATAGACGTAAAGCAGAGAGTTATGAAAGCAACCCACTTACAGGCGAAGGTAAGAAGGAGTTAATGGCAAAAGCAATTAAGTTGGAAGAAGGTCGTGCTGAAGCCAAACAACGTAGTCCTTGGTACACTTTCGCAGGTTCTGCATTACAAATTTCAATAGTGTTATTATCCGCTGCTATATTATCGGTGAGCATGGGACTGTTTTGGGCAAGTGTATGTGTGGGTGTGTTTGGTGCAATTTTGTTGGGTAATGCTTATTGGATGTTTACAACACTCCTTTAAGAGAGAATAAGATGGATCCAGTAACAATAGGATTGGCTTTTACTGCTGCTCAAGCTGCTATAAAAGGAATCAAACAAGCAATAGCATTAGGTAAAGATATACAATCAGTAACGCAAGATTTGGGTAGTTTTTTTAAGAGTTCATCAGAAGTAAAAGTTGCTGCGATTGAAGCACAACGTGCTGCTAATGATCCAAATTGTACAGAAGATGTTACAATGATGGCATTAGATATTGTTTTGAAAGAAAAACAATTAAAGGACGATGAAGAATCATTGAAGAATATGATTATCTATGAATTGGATTCAGCAGAAGTTTGGTTTGCAATGGAACGTAAACGTGATGAGATACTAGAGAAACGCCGTTTAGCAGATCAAGCAAAGATCAAAGCAGAAACTGAACGTGTATTGGAAGAAAAAAGACAATCACGAATCAAAGAAAGAAAACGTGAGATATTTTGGAATAATGTGGAATTATGGGCAACAGTCGCAACGAGTGTAACTGTTGTCTCTGGTTTAATATATGGATTGTGGTGGATGATTAAATATTACAGGTACTAACCCGTAGTTTTTTTATTCATGATTGATTCAAAGGCTTCATCTTCGGCCTTTGAATCATCAATCTCTTTAGGTGTTTTCTTGAAGATGTTGTCCCAATTACTTTCAAATGTTTTTGGATCAACACTGAAAGGTCTTGGGTTACTTCCTTTGCCGCCGTCAGACATAATCGATTAGTAAACTAAAACGATTTCATCAATACTGATGATAAACATATCATCATCAAATTTAGTTGCTTTGTTCCAATTCAGCAATACAACATCACCAGTTGAAACTTCGGTAACGTCAGGACCAATTGCAGTAACTAATGCACGATCTGGTTCTTCTGTACGTTTGAGAATAATGCCTGATGCTGTTGCTTTCTCTGCAGCCATACGTTTAACTGCAACTTTATTTGATAATGGTCTAATGTTCATGTTGTCTTTCATAAGTTAATCATGGAGCGGGCAGAGAGATTCGAACTCTCGACATTTTCCTTGGCAAGGAAGCATTCTACCACTGAATTATGCCCGCATATCTTTATATAGTGCTAAACTGGTGCGAATGGCCGGAATCGAACCGGCACGCCCGAAAGCGACAGATTTTAAGTCTGTTGTGTCTACCTATTTCACCACACTCGCAAATTCGTGGGTGTTTCTCACACCCGAGATGTCCGTAGATTATACCGTCGTATAATTTCACCAGTAAATTCTGGATATATCGTACTGTTTAATCAGCAGAGGACCGGACTGTTCTTTCTTTGAAACCAACAGAACCACCTTCCGCTAGGATTCTCTTAACAACATCTTCGAAAAGAATAGGTGCAAAATCTGTTTGTTCAACGCAAACGCAATGGTACCTTGGATCAATTTTACCATCTTTCATGACACGCCTTGTATGAAGGTGTCCATGGATGTTTGTTCCAAAACGACCAATACTTTCTTCATGAATAGGAATGTGTGAAAGAATCATTCCGTTCATTATATGATACGCACGAAGCTCACGAAAGTGTTGACGATATTCTTCGTCGCGGAAGATATCATGGTTACCACGAATAAGAACTTTGTCACCATTGAGTCGCCACATGATGTTAAGTGCCTTACGGTTAATAACAACATCACCAAGGTGGTAAACTTTATCGTTTGGTCGTACTGTATCATTCCATCTTTTGACAATTTCTTCATCCATTTCATCTGGATCAGTCCATGGTCGAATCTTTACTCCGGAATCTTCATGCGTAAATCGGCAAACACCAGCGTGCCCAAAATGTGTGTCACTGACAAGAAATACTGCTGGCATATTGCCTCCATAATATAGTTGGTCCGGCGTGAGGGAATCGAACCCCCCTTCGCGCTTTAGAAGAGCGCTGTATTAATCCGATATACGAACGCCAGAGTATTTGGTGCGGAAGGAGAGACTCGAACTCTCAGCTTACGGCTTCTAAGACCGCTGCGTTTACCAATTTCGCCACTCCCGCATTTATTCTTTAATTATAACACCATTCTTTGAGTTTGTCAAGCGTTAATTCCCTGGTTTTACGTCCACCATATTTCTGAACCATCTTTAAAACCCTAGGTAATACGACCAACTCAAACGTGCCTTCTTTTTCTGGTTTTCTCTTATTCTCTACTTTGTTATAAGATTGTCCTGCAAGATATGCTCTGGCCAGAAATGTCGATCTATTCTCATTACGAACATCATATTTTCTGTGTGATGTGAGACTACCAATTTTTAAACATAATGGCCAAGCATCTTTTATTTCCCATGCTTGTTTCTTTTCTCTACTGGTGTGCCACTGAATTTGTTTCTGTAATTTCTGTTCTTCAAAACGAATGACTTTTGCTTCTAGACTTAGATGTTTTGATTTGATTTTTAATTCGATACTCATTGTAATTCTCCTTGTTATTTAAAATAATTTATTACTCAGGTTAACAAGAAGAATTTATGGCGGGTGTGTAATCTATGCGAAAAACTCTTTCATAAACTTCTCCTTATAATTGGTGCATCGGGTGGGAATTGAACCCACATAAACTGTTTTAGAGGCAGCGGCATTAACCATTATGCTACCGAAGCATTTTCATCAAATAGGACTGGCTTGTTTACCAGAACCTAATACACATGCAACTTGTGGAGTGTATTGAACAATCGTCCAAGTTGTATTTGTTTTATTCATTAAAATTGCAATGAATGAATCGGAAGAATCTTCTTTACCAACCCATGTCATTTTCTCTCCATATTCACTTTCAAAATATTCCAATAAGTCTTTTGCTTTCGCACACTTTACTGGTTTTTGTAACTCATACGGCGTTGGTGCATCTGCATACACTATTGTGCTTGTCAGGCATAATAGGAACATCATCGTTTTTAAAAATCGCATGATAACTCCCTTAAATTACTCTTATTGAGCAATAGTATATATGCATAAAATTTGGTGCTACCTCGTGGAATCGAACCACGTTCCGACGCTCTTCAGGCGCCTGCTATGACCACATCAGCTAAAGCAGCATTGGTACCTCGTTGGAGAATTGAACTCCCATATCCACCGTGTAAGGATGGCGTTCTACCATTAAACTACCGAGGCATTGAATTTGTAGTAGGCAGAGACACAACTCTATTAGTTTGCGCTTCGATGTTTAACGTGACTTTCGCCATTCCGCAACGCCGTTTACCTATGTACCAGACATAGACTACAAAATTTGGGGTGTCTGATGGGGATCGATCCCACTCTACCAGTTTCACAGACTAGTGTGCTAAACCTTTACACTACAAACACCATTGTACTTATGCGTATAAAACGTGTTTCAATCTATCAGCTGCATATGATGCTGCAAACGCTTGTGGTTTAACCATTGGAATAACATTACAAGTTCCTTTGATATAACCAATTGCTTGATTAACTACACATGAAGAACCGTACATTTCGTTTGGGTTAATATCCAAGTGAACTTCAACATGACGATCTTCCAATACGTCAGATAGTTTTTGGAACAACTCTGAAACTTTATATACTTCATTCATCAAACGCATTGAAGGTTTGCTTTTCTTTTGGTCATAATCTCTTTCACGAACAACTTCACCGAAGATTTTACAACCATGTCTACCGTCAATATGAACGACTACAGCTAATGTGTAATCAGCGTACCACACATCGTTCAGTCTAAAACGTTCTGAGTCAGCACCCAGATAAATTTTAGTTTCTGGACTCTGTGCATCAATGAACGCTTTTACTTCCATTAAATCCAATCGTTTCATAATAACTCCCTTTGTTGGCTACGGTGGAGGGAATCGAACCCCCACTGGCGGTTTTGGAGACCGCAGCACTGCCATTATACTACACCGTAATAAAACTTGGTACTCCGAACAAGAATTGAACTTGTGATGTTGGCTTATCAAGCCAAAGTTATACCATTTAACTATCGGAGCAAAAACTTGGTACCACCTGAGAGAATCGAACTCCCGTAATAACGTTCGTAGCGTTAGGTAATCATCCATTATACGAAGGTGGTATTAAATCTTGGTAGTAGTGGTAAGAATCGAACTTACACTTTACACCGTATGAAGGTGGCGCACTACCGTTATGCTACACTACCATTGGTCTCGATGGGAAGAATCGAACTTCCATCTCATGGTCCCAAACCACGAATTCTACCACTAAACTACACCGAGATTGAATCTGGAGCGGCAACCTAGATTCTCACTAAGTCACAATGGGGGTGCCACTGTGTGGTTAATACCTTGCCGCATAAACTTGGAGCGGGATATCGGAATCGAACCGATGACGAAAGATTGGAAATCTCTAGTTTTGCCCCTAAACTAATCCCGCAGAAATCTTGTCTGGCTACTTATTCCCATAAGCCACAGACTGAGTGGTTACACTGTCCGTCAGATATTGTTATTTTGGCGGTATCTGAGTACACCTATGATTCTTCAAGGCTCCCATATAGCGGGACTTCGCAGTAATATCATAAAAACTGTGCTTCTTTCGTATCGGCAGTAACGCACTTTTATTAACGGAAAAGTGTAAGTCGGGATACTGGTGCCCCTTGACAGAATCGAACTGCCAACAGATGATTACAAATCAACCGTTATACCATTTAACTAAAGGGGCAAAAACTTGGTGGACCGTGAGAGAATCGAACTCTCATAAACAGCTTGCAAAGCTGCCGTAATCCCATTATACTAACAGCCCAAATTATATTAAAGCACACATTGTCACCAATCTTTTCGGCACCGCGGTCCAGATTGACGAGTATGTGCTTTAATATGTATCCTCGTTTATCGACCGAGGATACGAAGTCGGGGTCTGTAGACTGCACACAATTTATCACATTGTACCCCGTATGCAAGGGGGATATTGAATTTGTAGTTCGCATGAAGTCCGTATTATCTTCATCGTTCACCCACAGGCTGTCCGGATCAGTGTGGTGTACTTGTACATAATCTTTCGATCATGCCAGCCAGTATGGACACATCAGTAATAGTCAGTAACAGAGATTACTAGTTTAGCCAGATTTGCGCTGATTATCTCTTTCACAAAGTTTTCGAGGCTTTGCTTTCCCAACATCTAACACAAACTACAAAACTTGGCTCCGCATTAGAGAATCGAACTCTACTAGCCAGTGATTAACAGTCACGCCCATGCACCTTGCTCGGGTTCTGCGGAATTGAAACTTGGTTGCGGGAGTGGGATTCGAACCACACGATTTCTAGCTTATGAGACTAGCGAGGACGACCGAACTCCTCTATCCCGCAATAAAACTTTAAATTCTGGCCCCGTCATTACTGAATGTTTTATCTCGTAAGGGGAGAACCACAATCAGTTATTTTAACTCGGGAGAACGGGAGCACCGAGATTAGTTGCAACAAATCTTGAAAGTTCCGATAACACCCATCGTCACTTACAACCGTTGGATACCTTAGTGATTCCCGAAAGACACCACACGGACATCATTTGCTCTGGCGATCCGTAGGAGAATCGAACTCCTATATTCCACTAGACAGGCGGATATAATAACCACTATATGAACGGACCAATATTGAAGCACACTACTCTCTTTTTGGTCGCCGCCGCGGAACGGCATCGTAATGTGCTTTAATATTGGTGGGGGCACAGAGACTCGAACTCTGATTGACCGGTTAAAAGCCGGATATTCTAACCATTGAATTATACCCCCGAGGGTTTTCGTGATTTACTTGTTTTTCGCTTCATACAATTTCCTTTATAAAAAAAATTAAAACTTGGTGGAGATGGTAAGATTCGAACTTACTCACCCGAAAGAACTGATTTACAGTCAGCCGCCACTCTCCAACTTAGCCGCATCTCCATTGTAATACCATTAATTGTGTTATCATGTTATATCTAGGATTCACCGCCTAGAGTTTGCATTTAATGGGGTTGTTCTTATTAGTCCTACCGTCGTAGGGTTTTCGGCAACCACCTCCTATATTCTTGAAGTATTCGATCAGCAAGAAATTTCGGGAAGCACTGTCCAGCGATCACTGGAGTTTTCCATAATAACACAATTAATGGTACCATATTAAAACACACTAATGAACCAGTCTGACGCAGCCTTACGCTTGGCAAATCGTTTCCAATTTGTTTCTCGCTTTTCTAGGTAATCTGTATGTGCAGAATTCCGCAGTTCTCATTACAATTACTTGTAAAGGACAACTAATATGTTTTAATATGGTACACCGTATGGGTTACGATCCCATCTAGCCACCTTGAAAGGGTGGTGACCTCACCAGAAGTCTAACGGTGTATTGTATTGCTTAAATTGTCAAAGAACATCAACTACTGAAACAACATTATATCAGAAGTCACTCGTTTTGGCAACTTCTATTTCCACACTGTTGTTTTTATGCAACAACATGTTTCTTACTGAATCAACACAACAGAACGTATTATATAACATCTAATTCTATTTGTCAACCAGTGTGTTGTTTTTACACAACATCGTTTGGAGTGGGTGACAGGACTTGAACCTGCATAAAAGGGATTTGCAATCCCTGGCCTGACCGTTCAGCTACACACCCACATTAAATTCTACGTTTTTTCCAATTATAGTCAGAACCAGTTTCTGCAACTCCCATCTTTGTCACATTATCAGGATTCTCACTACACAGTGTAACAAATTTTCTATGATGACTATTTCTCAATTCTTGAGCAAACTTCAATGCTTCAGACATATCATCAAATTGTCGACCTATACTATTACCAATAAGGTCCGTCCAATAAACTTTAAACATAATAACTTTCTAAAATTGGTACTCCCGAAGGGATTCGAACCCTTTCTAACCGCCAATCTAGCGAATCGAGGATATAAATCTCGTCGTGCTACCGTTACACTACAGGAGTATATCTGGTGGAGAATATAGGATTCGAACCTATGGACCAACTTTCGTTAGTCTGAAGTTTAGCAAACTCCTGCAATCGGCCACTCTGCCAATTCTCCATAATACTGGTGGAAGCGGTGAGATTCGAACTCACGGACCCTTTTCAGGATCGACAGTTTTCAAGACTGTTCCAATAAACCGGACTCTGGCACACTTCCATTAAACCATATTGAAACATACTATCCTATCGTGCTGCTATTGTAGGTGCTCATGGCATCTTATCGTTGCGCTATTGTCAGTAATATGTTTTAGTATGGTGAGTCAATGTTTTTATTACTCGGCACTTTGCTTAACCAGGATTTGCACCTTTCGAGAACGGATATTTTGAGTACCCATATTCAACAACGACTCTCTACCATATTGAAACACACTACTAAGAGTCCGATTCTTATTAAGACGCATCCGCTTTGTGTTTCGAACCACTAGGCATAACTTCGTCATAATGTGTTTTAATATGGCAGGGGGTATAAGAATCGAACTTATGATGATGGAATCAAAATCCATAGTTATACCATTTAACTAACCCCCAACAGATTTAAATTGTCTAAAGAACTTCACTACAGAAACAACATTATAACACACCTGATCGTTTTGTCAAGCAATACTGTTGTTTTTTTACAACACTTAAATTTCTTACTGAATCAACACAACAGAACGTATTATATAACATCTAATTCTATTTGTCAACCACACTGTTGTTTTTACACAACACATAAAACAAAAAACCCAGAGAACTTTTGGTTGTCTGGGTTTGTGTAAGTTTTAAGAACAACTTTTAATCTATACACAAACTCCAAACGCCGACCATGAGCCATTATCGCATGTAATATTGCGATACTCTGGTTGACTTGCGAAGGGTTTATGTATGGAAAACATTTGTTCTTTCTTAATTTTTTAACTTGTTAGGAGTATATAGTAAACTTTTGTAATTGGCAAGCGCGTTTTTTGCGAAAATACAACATATATTTAACTTTTTTTGTATTTTTCTATCCAACTTAACAATTTATTATGATCTGGCACAGCACTTAGGTCTTTTTTTATTTCATTTTTCGCATCTTCTGGTAAATCCCACCATTGCAATTCTAACAAGCCATCTATTATGGTCTTATCAAAACGATATTTAATTAATTCTGCGGGATTGCCACCAACCATTGCATAAGGCTCTACGTTTTTAACTACATGAGAATTTGCTGCAATGACAGCACCGTGTCCAATGTTGATGCCGGACATAATTGTAACACCATGTCCTATCCAAACGTCATTACCAATATTCACATCGCCGTTGGATCCTGTTTGGTTACCAAAAGGGAATGTTGATATCCAATCTACTCTATGGTTACCACCAAGAAATACTTTGCAATTCTCTGCAATAGAACAATATTTCCCGATGTTTAATTTAGAACCTTCACCCCACTGATATGTTATTATGTAATTCGTGCCGTAAGTGTGTTCGCCGTGTGTTATATGACTCATTTATACACTCAACCACCTTATCGGAGTGGACACAATTGGTAATTCTGGATTTCTAAACTCATCGAATATTTCCCACAAACACCGTGAAGTTGCATATTTATAGAGTAATCCAGTTTCTCTACCAAAAGCATCAATCTCCCATGGTTGTGACCAATAATCAACCTTTGTTGCATCTATTTTTATGCCACACCATGCCGATAATTTATCATTTAATTCTCCGTTAACATATTGTTTAACGTGAACCATTTCATGTGCTAATGTTTCTAATATTCTTCTGGCACCAATACCTGGATGTATTTCGATAAGAAAACTTCGTGGCTGGTTAGATTTATTACATTTCAATACACTCGCATAACCCAGCTCATCAATTTTATTGGAGAATCTAATTTTTAATGCACAATTGTTTCTTACTCTATTACTTGGTATCAGTTCTTTTGCATAAAAATCTACTGCATCCAATACATACTCTTTGAAGGCCTTATCCGGACAATTGCGAATTGATATTTGCATGGAATCTCCAGATGGGTTATGTATCTGTAAATATTTAGGACCTATACCTTTTCTATTTTGACGCCCACTTGTTGAAGAAATCGAATTCCAGTATCTGTTTTGTAATCATTTCGATAATATACAGTAGAAATACCACTCTGGTATACCAATTTAGCGCAATCCAAACATGGTGCATGTGTAACAAACAATGTGGCACCGTCCCCAGATTCAGTGGAACGTGCCAGTTTGGCGATTGCATTAGTTTCTGCGTGTAGTACTTCGGGTTTTGTTTTCAGCGCATATCGGCGTCCAAAGCGGTCGGTGTATGGCCATTGTTTTTCAATAGTGGGTGCATCAATCCATCCGCCGGCATCAACTGACATATAATCATAATCTTCACAATTATTGTCCCACCCACTTGGTGTACCATTGTATCCAATGGAAATGATCCTATCATCTTTAACAATGATTGCACCAACATGTAAACGCTTGGCTGTGGATAAGTCAGCGAAATGTTCTGCTGCTACCATGAATGATTGAATATATTTTGTTTTCATAATATAATATAATGGTGGGCCCGGAGAGGTTCGAACTCTCTATCTCCCGATTATGAGTCGGATGCTTATACCAGGTTTAAGCTTCAGGCCCAATTTCTTACTTAATAACTTCAAATGAGTCTTTACGCATCCAATGAATGGTCTGAGTATTATGACCAGAAGGATCGCGTTTAACCACAGACAGAAATTCAACACCATCAATCTCTTTGGTTGGCCAATGAGAATATGAATAGAAGATTTCTTGTGTGGCAACTACACGAAGTTTTTTGAGAATTTCTTTAGTGAAAGTTTTCATGATGTGACCATTATAAACTAAAAGAGAGGACTTGTCAAGCCCTCTCTAAAATTACTGTTTAGGTTTTGGGAAGTTTAATTCTTCCCATTCCTCATCACTTACAGGCCACCAATTCATTTTGGTTCACCTATCGAGATTTTTTTAACAGCATCTTGTGCTTTGACAATGTTCTCCAACCAAATCTTTAACATACCATTTGCCATTTCGGCATCTTTGATTTCGATTTTGTCGGTTAATTTGAACAAGTGTTTGAAGTTTCTATTTGCAATACCTTTGAAGATATATGCAGCTGCATCTTCTGCTTCTTTTGATACACCTTCTACGACCAGATTTTTACCATCTAGTGTAATTTCAATATCAGTTTTTGCAAAACCTGCAACAGCCATCTCGATAACATATTTATTATCGGTAACTTGTTTGATATTGTATGGTGGATATGTTGGAATGTTCTTTGATACATTTTTCATTGTATCTTGAAATTCATCCACTAGTTTGTCGAATCCAATTGTGAATGGATCTAGTGATTTGAACGAATCCATAGAAAATAACAGTGGTTTAAATGTCTTAGACATAGTTGTTTCTCCTTAAATTAAGCGAGTTTATTAAAATGTAGATACCCCGAAGGCATATCAGTTAAATCCCGCTTACTGTTACGGGGACACCATATCGTTGTGCCAGCTTTATACGATTCGTGACTTAGCGGTCCTAAGATGAATCTTTAAATACGTTCCCATCCCGATGAGATACTTTTATTTATGCTTGATAAGGCTTTTTACCGATATTATATTTCGGTACTAATTCCCATTCATGCTTTTCTTTATGCGAAAGAATCTTAATTTGTGATAGAAAAATTGGTTCTGGTACTTCTGTCTGTGACTTTCTGACAATAGTAATTAGTCCCCAATCTTCCAACAAATTAGCAATTGCATTTCTACGAGCCAGATCATTTTCTGTAATATCAGCAGGTTTACCGTCTAGTGCAAATAGTTCTTTAAAATGCACCACATAGTATTGACCCCGTTTATGTAGAATATGACAAGACTGAAACAATGTTTTATCTTTTTTAGATGCAACACCAATGCGGGTTAATGTTTCTCGTACTTTCAGAAAATCGTCTTTTTCGGTTAGCGTCACCTCAACTAAGTCTTTAATTTCTATCATTACTTGTTCACTCCGCCTTTTTCTGTTATTCTTTTTATTTCAGCGATTTGCTCATCAGTAAGAATTCTAAGAGCCTCTTTGGCCTTGTTGTTTGAATAACCAAAATAGGTTTTCACACAATCAATATTCTTATCTACGTCTGACTTTTGCCACGGTTGAAATTTCCGTTTCATTGGTCTGATTGTATTTAGAAGATATTGATATTGCATATCCTTGTCAATACTTGGTCGCAGATTGAGTTCGTTGACATAAAGAACACAGTCCATATGATAGGACATGGCTCGGTTAACTACAAACGGCACATAATCTTTTACGTCAATATCATCATTGATGACCGATTTCTTGGTCTGAAGAATTGACGGAATGATTTCTTTGAAAAGATCCGGCATTATTTGAACTCACAATCCACCATTATTTCAGTCAAACAAGCAATCAGATTGATTTCATGGTCTGCTACAAATGCTGCTTGGTATTGATACTTTGAAAGAACCAAGACCAATTGTGGAACAGATTGTGGTTTCAACAGTTCATACAACACATCATAAATCTTGCGGAAGATGCGTGATGGATCATTGTCTAGGTTGTTGGTAACCCACTTACGACAATTTGCAAAGTCTTTTTCCTTCAGTGCCTTAGTTAATTCGCCCAATTGCACATCAGATACAGACGACAAAATACCTTTGTCGATTGAACCAGAAACACCATATCGTTGAAGTTCATTCAGAATACGGCGATTGTCTGGAAAGTGTTTCATGATAATCGCAGCAACCACATCTTTTTCGAATGTGATATTTTCTTCACCAAGAATCCACTCCACACGTTTCATGAATTGAGTTGCAAGTTTTGCTTTGTTACCATTGATCTTGAAGTCAATAACAGTGCAACGAGAATGAATAGGATCGATAATCCGATTCTTATAGTTACATGTAAAGATGAAAGAACAGTTATCCGCAAACTCCTCGATTGCACCACGTAATGCAGGTTGAGTTGAATTTGGATTTAGATAGTCTGCTTCATCGATAATAACGACTTTACGACCACCCGCCAAAGACATTGAAGATGCGTAGTTCTTAATTTTGTTCCGCAAAACATCGATACCAGACTCATCTGAACCGTTGATGACGATATAATCACAACCTACTTCATTACAAAGTGCTTTTGCGATTGTTGTTTTACCAACACCTGCTGTGCCAGATAGTAGAAGATTTGGAATTTCTTTACGATTAACATATTCAAGAAATGTATCCTTGATATTATCAGGCAAGATACATTCTTCAACAGTTTTAGGACGATACTTTTCTACCCACAATACATGATCTGACATTCAAAACTCCATAATATAAAATAACAATTAAATTGTAGTCAACACTTTTTTCCATTGACCATTCACACCCAAATATAACTCACCGTCAGGACCTGCTATAAGTTTTACAAATACCTGTTTCTCTGTTCCAGGAATATATTTTGAATAACCATAAAGACTATTCGCAATATAAACATTTTCATGTTCTGTATCGGTCAATGGTGTTAATTCACCATATGTTGTTTGTAACTGAATAATTGCTGGATTAGATTCTTCAATCTGCTTAAGAATCTTTGGATCGACTTCTGGTGTTTTATTGTGTATGTGTGTGTTATGATTAATAACAACAGGTGTTGATGAAGCAGTTTTTGCTGCCAGAACACCTGTTGCTAATACACCAAGAAGTCCCGCACCTCGAATAAACTTTCTACGGGATTCTATCGTCATTTTGCTTCTGTCATACCTTCAAACAGTGCTTCAAATTCTTTTGATTCCGCAATTTCTTCTTGGAACGATTGCTTGTATTGTACACGAGCCATCTTACGAAGAATTTTCTTAGGCACTTTCAGACTGTCAAAAGTTGCATCGAGAATATCTTTCATTTCTTGTTTCTGTGAATCCATTTTATGCATCACAGTTTCCATCTCATTGATTGCACCTTTCAGTGCCGTCAATTGGTCATCATTAAATATTCCGAATAGTGTTTGAATTGTTGCCATAATTATTCCTATTAACCGCAGCGACCACAACCACTGGCAGACAGTGTATTTTTAATTAAACCCAACACATCTAAATGTGCTTCATTAACTGCAAGAGCACCATTAGTTAGATTAATCATTGTCTTGCCTGCAAGGTCTCCTTCGGGCACAACAAAAATGGCAACAACATATGTTGGATTAATAGAAACTGATTGATTTGTAACTGCATCGGTGAAAGTTAACATACTTAATTATCCTTTAAAAGTTAGGTCTGAGTCTTTGGATTCGATTGCGATCCAATATTGAATATCTTCTTTGGTATTCTTGAATGATGCAAGGCCTTTTGATGACACTTCAACTTCATATGAACCGGCAATCATCTTTAGATTTTCCGTCAAGAAGATTGCTTTGAATGTTTTGCCGTTGCCTTCTGCCACTTCTGTGGAGTTTGTATGTGATGAATTATCTTTAGGATCAAAAGATGTTACATAGATTTTGTCGCCATCTGATTCGAAGGCAACACAAGGTGATTGCAGAACACTTGCTGTTTTCAACAGAGTATTCAGGTCCTCATCCTTTAATGTGAACGATACATCCACAGAAGGAAGATTCAAATCTTTTTCTGGTGGCGTAACAATCATGTTCTTGCTGGTCTTACGATATTTGATCTTACTGCGGCCACTTTTGAAGATAACATTACTGGTATCAAATTCCAGTTCAGTTTCTTTGTATAGTGAATGTACAGACAAAAACTGGTTCAGATCATACACACAGAAATCTTCTGGAAATTGATCTTTTAGTCCAGCTTTAGCTAGAACTGTTTTGGTTGCAGATATTGTGGCAATCTTATTGCCTTGTTTGAATTCAATGCCAGAATTGATGCTGGCAAAGTTTTTCAAAATTGTTAGTGTTTCATTTGATAGTTTCATTTATTTTCCTTGTATTTCATTACAAACTTGCTTGATAAAGATTTTCAGATAACAGATAACCTTCTAGTGGCCAAAGTTTATTGATAGCATCTTCATAAGAATATTTTTCACCCAAACCTTGATTATACGCGGAAGCATCTACACATGCACTCATACCCCATACCGAGTAACCATTGACCATTTCTAGTTGACACATTGTGGTAGTTGTACCTGGCATTAAAGTGTATGTAGTTTTTTTAATACGGTCCTGCATTTCATTCAATGTCACTGTTTTTTTCATTTGTTTCCTCATTATCAATTTGTTCAACAGAGTATATTGTATCATGTTCATACAAAAACATCAAGCAACACATTGCGTGTGCCAAATGATGGATACCCGACTCGGGATCCAGTTGTTCACCTTTTTTCCATGCCCAAACATGACGTTCCATAGCATCAAAGTACCTACGTTTGGAGTCAGGCACTTTTTGCCAATTATCACGTTCATATTTTTGTGCCCCGAAAGTGAGAACTTTTACTGTTTCTTCCAGTGCATAGGGAGGCAAAAGGCCGTATTCAAGTTTACCACCATCGAATTTACGGCCTTTTGTCATCACATTTCTCCGACGAAGTTTGCTACTGCCGGCATATCACCACGGAAGTGATAAGTGCCGATGTGATCTGCTCTCATCCATGGGCAAAGGTAAATTTGCCCGCCGATCTTGCGCCACATTTGACAGAACATATAATCTTCTGACAAGTAACGATCTGAACCGCCACCTGTAATACTGTCTTTAGTATCAATAACAGTATCAAAGAATGCATGAATGTAACGTGAACCATCAAAGTTTGCTTGGCCAACATGATCTGGTTTGTAACGAATGGTTGGATACGCTTCAGTCATCTTTTCAAATACTTCACGTTTAACCATCATGAAACCGGTACCAATCTCAAGAACTTCCAGTGGTTCAGTAACTGAGAATTGTTGTGTGCCTTGTACTGGATTAAAAACGTAATCTCCAGTCAATTTCTCCAGAACACTAATATCAATATTAGGATCCTTTTGGATTGCCTTCAGTACAGATTTCCACTTGATTGCCTTTTTGGGATAAGGTCCGCCGATAACATCTTTATCAAGTGCGAGCAATGCAATCACATCTTGTGGATTAAAGTGTACGTCTGCATCCAAGAACAACAGATGTGTACAATCCGAACGATGAATGAATTCATCTACCAAATAATTACGAGCACGAGTAATAAGTGATTCATTAAACAAGAATGAAAACTTAACTGCGATGCCGTATTGCATACAAATTGCTTGTAGGTCTAAACATGCTTTGGCATAAAGACCATGATTCAAACCACCATACATTGGAGTTGCTACAAAAATGCTTTTCTTTTGTAGCTCTTCTTTTTTAATTGAAATTTCCATTTTTTCTCCAAAAACAAAAAAAGGGAGAACCACCATTACGGTGGTGTCTCCCTAGCATAAAACTAATTAAGCAGTCAGACTGTAACCAGTTTGCAGGGCAGCACGAACCATAGCTTTGGTTGGTTTGCCCATACGGTAAGATTTTACTTTTGAACCATCACCACGAGTTTTGGTGTTGGTGTAGATCACATGACCTTCTTGACGCAATTCATCAATACGTGCTGAGACATTTTGAATACCAAAACGTGCTTGTGCCTGAGCAACGGTCAGGGTATTGTAACCCCCAGTCTTGTTCAGGAAGTTCAGAATTTTGGTTTTTGCGGAGGTTTTTTGTGCTGTAGTCATAGTATTTCCTATAATAATAAAGTTGTCATTGAATTTCCTTGCGTTATGCAAGAGTACACATTATATCAATATGTAGTGTACTTGTCAAGCATATTTTGTGGTATACTTGAATTATCTACCAATCTGAGGTAAATATTTTGTCTTGGTATCTTCCCAGGACAAATATATCAGGTCATCATAGAACAACGCTTCGTAGGAAACGGTATTCTTTTTCTTCAACATTGATATACGACCCTTAGCATACTTGGTTTTCCAAATATTGGCAAGCGCCTCTGAACTGGTATCAAAGGACTTTACCAGGTCTGCATCACCAATCTCCTTGCGAAGATACTCATTGGTGTTATTATAAAGAGGAGAGAAATAGATTCCTCTTTGATGCTCAGTGCGAATCAGTTCCTTGGGAATACCAAGTTTTGAATAGGCAAAGTTGAGTGAACGGTTCTTATGATCTCGTTTAAGTGGCAAACCTTGAGTATTTTTTGCTTCCCACCATTCGAAATACTTTCGTGGATAATTTTCTTTAATCCAATCAAAAACCATTTTTTTAGTTGCCCTACTAGGTTCGAAGGCAACTGAACCAGAAGAAAAACCCATCTTGTTCCAGTGTTCTAATCCATCATACTGTGACAAACCATTTGTTTTGGTGTTGCCATATAATGATGTAGTAGTAACACCAACAAGAACGTCCTTGTATTTTTCTTTCCAGTCTTTTTGCACCGTGTCAGAAAGACACATCAGTGCCAGCAATTTACCACCCATGTAGTTATAACCAAGAGGTTGTAAAGGTACGATGGTCGAACCGATTGCTGTGTGGTTAATCATATGTTGTTGAGTCTTAACATCTCTCGACCAACCAATCGCTTTGTCTCTTGGAGTGAGATCCAAGAAGTCGGACGATATACAAATGACACCAAGGTACTTACCAGTGACTTCATCTGTCACAGTATAGAATAGATTACGACCAATATTTGAATTATTCTTCATTGTAGAAGAAAATGTACGAATAGCATTCCAAGTTTCAGCAAGGTCGCCATTGTACAATGACATGGTAGGTTTCAAATTGGTGTAATCATCTGGACTTTCTGGCATCCAGAAATTAGAACGAACCATATCTACTAGTTTTTTCTGTTCTGGATTAACCATCTGCACTTCATCACCAAACAATGTACTCATTTCATGTGTTGGATAACGCTCTTTAACTTCACACCACTTTTGGTACAAAGTATATTCACGCACATCCATACCAGAAGCATAAGTCAAGTCCTGAATAAGAACCTTTTTAAGTGTTTCGGTATCGATGTGTGCAAAACTATCAACGGGATTATTGGATGACCATTCGTCCCATTGTTTGTTTACATAATCTATTGGAGTTGCCATTAATCTTCTTTGCCAAATTATCTATATATTGGGGAGTAAACCATTTTACTCAGTTTTTACATTATAACATAAACCATAAACTATGTCAAGCATTTATTCCATTTACAGGATTACCAACAAACTGAACAATAAAATATATATTGGGTTTGATTCTTGTTGGCCAAAAAGAAAATATAGTCACCGATATTTTTTAAATAAACGAAATCAACATTTATATTTTGCATTTAGAAAATATGGGTGGGATAATTTTATTTGGGATGTCATTTATCAATCAAAAGATGGTCAACATTGTTTGAATGTAATGGAAAATTATTTTATCAATGAGTATGATTCGTTCAAAAAAGGTTATAATGAAACTCGTGGTGGTGAAGGAACTTTAGGTAGAATATCAAAAGAATCCACCAAAATAAAAATTTCACAAAAACTTAAAAATAAACCAAAATCAAAAGAACACATAGAAAAGATGGCATCTACCAGAAAAGGTAAAGTGCCATCCGAAGAATCTCTGAAGAAAAGATCCGAATCTATGAAAAAAACTTTAGCAATTAAGAAACAATTGATGCAGAATCTTTAGTATTGTTTATGAGGTGTCTATGACCCTTACGCAACTTAATTGCCAATTTTCTTAACTTTTTTAATCCAAATTGCAAAGCTAAAGGTTTTACTCTGCTGGTATAAACAATACCATTCATATGATCCAATTCATGCAGAAAGATTCTTGCGGATAGTCCTTCAAACCTGGAGGTTTTTGTTTGCCCTAAGAAGTCCTGGTATTCAACTTCAATACTTTTAGGTCTAGTAACTCTAAGATTTAACAGAGGGAACGACAGGCAACCTTCATCCATGTGAGATTCACCTTCCATTTTTGTTACCTTAGGATTAAAGAATGCCACATACTCATCACCTGAACCCATAACAAATACTCGGTATTTAAATCCACATTGGTTTGCAGATAATCCTAAACCGTTATGTCGTTTGCATGATTCTACCAATGTAGAGGCAAACTCATTAGGATCCACAGGTGGATTTTTAAAATTAAATTCAGGTAATGTTTGATGCAATACCGGATGATCTTCGGAAACCAAATCAAAAGTTTTTACTTTAACTGCCGAAACAGTTGAGTCGTTTGTATTAAATGTTAAAATTTCACTCATTTTGCAATACCTTTCAAATATTTTTCGAACAAATCTTTTTTCTTTTCATATATTCCTAGTCCATTATTACATGGAACACAAAGTATGCCTCTATATTTACCTGTGTTGTGGTCATGGTCAACTTGAGGGTTGTTTAATTCCTTGTTGCATATTAAACATTTATATTTTTGTTTTTCCAACTCCAACAAAAACTTATCATAAGTCATGTCTATAATGCCACGAGATTTCCATTGTTTCTCACTCACCAAATGTCGATTTTCTTTTCTCCATTTTTTGTGAGTTTCTTCATACTTTTTGTATTGTTCTTTGTAATGATTTGGATTATCCTCTATGCGTTTATCACGATAGGATTTCTGACGTTCCTTCAATTCTTCCCGATTCTTTTCTGCATATAGTTTCATGTAGTCTGGATGACTTCTTTCGGGTAAATCTGAATACTTTTTCTTTCTTGCCATGGTAACTCCAAATAAGTTGTTCTTTTTTATTTATACAAAATCGAACTTTAACTTATTTTTTGATACGACTGAAATTGTTTACCTTTTCGAACCTAATTACGCTTCTGAATTTGTCAAACAGTTGGTCGCCTTTATGTGAAATAACGAACACGTTTGTATCTGTTCCCATTTCATGTATCAACTTTAAAAATTCTTCAGTACCTACTGTGTCTAAACTCGAATCAAACACTTCATCCAAGATCAACAAGTTTGTATTGGTCGAGTTCTTCATCTTAGCAATCTGTCTCCATGTGAACAACAGTGCCAGGTCAATACGCATTTTTTCACCTTCAGAAAAGTTTGCATACGAAAACTCATCACGGTGTCTGCTCTTGATTGTTTCTTCAAAGTTTTCATTGATATTGAAGTTGACAAAGAAATCCATTGCAGTCAAATACTTATTAATCATCTTATTCATCACAGGCAAATATTGCTTAATGATTTTTGTTTTGATACCGGTATCTTTCAATAACGTTGCTGCATACTCCAAATATTGTTTTTCTTCTGCACCTTCTTGTAATGCTTCTGTTTGCATTATCAAATCTGTACGAAGGTCTTTTAATTTTTGGTTACTATCTTCTGCATCATTGTATTTTACAGACAAGGCAGTAATTTCTGCCTGCACCTTCTTAATATACTTTGATATTGCCAACATGGTTGCATTATGTTTGGTAATTTCATTACTATGTTCATTGATATGTTTTACAATATCCGAAATGGTTTTCATTTCACCTTGAACATTCTTTAACTCATCAGACAGTTCAGTTAATCCTGATTGTTGCAGTACAACCTTTTCTTTACGTTCATCTACTTGTTGCTGTTTGAAATTAGATTCAATCGATTGTTTACATGTAGGACAAGAATCGTTATGTTCATAGAACTCAATATCTTTTTCATTCTTCTTGATATTGCTTTCTAATTTACCCTGTAGTGTGAATAACGATTTTGATTTCTTTTCCAACTTCTCTTTTTTATCGCCGATCTTGGAAGTTAAAACATCAATATGTTTATTGATTAACTCTACCTGTTTCAGTATATCTTTTAGTTGTTTTTTGGATGTATCAATCTCTTGCTTTTTACTGGCAATCTCATCATCATTATGTTTCTTGTGTTCTTCAATGTTTGCCAACTGCATTTCAATCTTTTCTTCAATTAACTCAACGGCATACCTGCCTTTAGAGATATTGTCTTTCAGATTGTACATCTTATCTTTCAACACACCGTTCATAGTGGAGAAAATTTGGATGTCTAACAAATCTTCAATGATTGTCCTACGGTCTGCCGCAGACAATTGCATGAAGGGAACAAAGGATGCTGAACCAAGAATAACTACCTGCGTAAAGGACTTATAATTTAATTTGAGAATGTTCTTCTCTAATATTTCCTGATAGTCTTTTGCAGCAGCATCTTGATTCAGCAAAACATCATTGCAGTAGATTTCAAACACATTAGGTTTGATACCACGCACAATCTTATACTTTTTTTGACCAATATTAAAACCAATTTCAATCGTACAATCACGTTGATTGATTGAGTTCAACAGTTGTGGTTTATTGATCTTACGAAACGGTTTACCAAACAGACCAAAACATAATGCATCAAGAATGGTAGATTTACCTGCACCATTGTGTCCGATGATTAGTGTGTTGGTTGATTTGGTAAAGTTTATCTCTGTATATGCAGCACCAGTCGATAAGAAGTTTTTCCATTTAACATATTGAAATAATATCATGCTTGTTCAGTGTTCAATGCTTCAACATAAAGTTCTTTTAACAGAGTTTTCAATTTATCGTTATCCAAGTTTTCTTCTGTGATACCATCAACAAATTTATTCAATAGTGTCAACGTATCTTCTGCTTCATCAACAGATTCATCATCTGTGCCATCCAACAAATCAGACATATCTTCTGCAATACTAATGTCTATTGGATTAACATTATACAGGCTATTCATGAATTTGTCAAACAAATATGGGTTGGTTTTGTTAATTACTACCACTTTAACATATGTGCCAGTATATCCTGAGAAATCTTTTTCGTTAATTTCTTTGATAGATTCCACTTTGTCATCATAGATGATTCGATGAAACATCTTATTAGGATTTTTGATGAACTCTAAGTCCTTGGTATTCAAATCAAACAGATGAAAACCTCGGTCATCATTGTAATCTTGCCAGGTCATTTCATATGGATTACCTAGGTAATATATGTCATCTGCCTGTGATTTGTGGTGATAATGACCAGAAAAAGTCATATCAAATTTTCTGAAGGTGCTTCTGTCTATGCCTTCATGTGATGGCATACCACGATACATTGCAAAACCAGAGATTTCAAAATGACCCATACATATTGTAGATGATGTATTTTTCATTTCAGTCATGCATTGTTCATAGTTATCAACACAAATCCATGGAATCATGCACACATCATGACTATCATTGCCATAATCTAAATGTATTGTCTGTGGTGTATCAATAACCGTGACGTTATCATACTCTTTCAGTAACAAGTCTACTGAATTAACATCATTGGTATTCTTGAAATAGGTATCATGATTACCAGCAAGCATGTAAACTTCAATTTGCTCTTTTTGTAAAACATCAAAGAACATTTCTTTGGTTCTTTTTAGTGAATAGAAGTTTACATACTTCCTACGGTCGAATGTGTCACCAAGAATTAATACAGTCTTGATGCCTTCCTTCTTTAGTGTAGGAAAAAAGGTATCTTTGTAGAACTTCTCGTAAAAATCCAAGAAGTTTACAGAGTCATTTCTAGCTCCGAAGTGTTGATCTGTTATTATTGCTACTCTCATTCTTTGTTCTTTCACGATCAATTACGCGTTGTCTCAATTCTGATGTACTGAAACTGTGTCTGCGTTTGTTGTAACATAACTCAATAGGTAATTCTTTGCCTGTGAAACTCTTATGTTGGTATTCTTCACCGATGATACGAACATCAATTGGAAACGATAACAATACATCCATTAAATCTTTCTCTGTGGCGTAGACCACGATCTCATCAATGTACTTACATGCTTCTAACTGTATGTGGCGTTCAACTATTGATTGAATTGGACGGTTCTTCTCTGGTCGATCCAAAGTAGGGTCTGTTTGTAGACCTGCAATCAAATAGTCACAGTGCTGTTTAGCTTCTTTAAGCATCATGATATGTCCTGCATGGAACAAATCAAAACATGATGCAACAAATCCAACTTTCATTATATCACTCCTCCATAAATTTTTCAACACCTTTCGGCTTCTTTGCCGCTTCTTTTTCTGCTTTCTTTGCTTTTCTGGCATCCTCATAGGTTTCTATGAATTCGGATATGTTGTCATATAGTTCAAATTGTTTGGATGATCCGTCTTCTGATTCCAACATTTCAAATTCATCAAGGATACCAAACAGTTCAGTAGCTTTGTATTTGACGTATAGTTGTTTTTTTTCTTTTTGGATTCTGCGGAGAAATGCAAAGTAGATAACTTGTGTGAAGTATGCAAATGGATTCTTCGATTTTGTTTCATCAAAGTTTTCAAAATACATCAGGCAGTTTTCGATACCATCGGACATCATTTCGTCACGGTATGTATAGTTAATGAAGTTGGGTTTGTGTGATAAACCTTCAGCAATTTTCATGAAACATTCCCCAATGTAATTAGGAATGATAGGTTTAGGAAGGTTATTCTCTTTGGCTTCCTTAGATTGTGCTTTGTAATCTACCAAAGCTTTCAGGAAATCTTCATTGTTTATGTAGTTTTTTGTTTTTTTCGTAGTTGTCATTTCAAGTGTACCATTAAAAGTTGTTGACAAACGGCTTGCCATGATGTATCATCTCGGTGTTGCCTGATGATGTTAATGAATAACCAATCCTTTATTACTATCTAGTTCATCCATAGCATCCATTATATCTTCATAGTGTTCCTGATCTTCTTCACCAGATAAAACACCACCGATACGTTCCACAGTATTTGCATAGAACTCAATAAATTCTGCGGTAGGTTCGATCACACATAGAATGTTATCTAATTTGATAGATACCAAATTCTCTTTAATCATATTGATAGGCAACCAATAATTCATAGCAAGCTCTTTATTGCGAACTTCGAATTCCATGGGTTGATCTAATGTTACTGAATCTGCTGTTTGTTCTAACATATCACATATGATATCAAAACCATTATCTTTGAGTCTTACAATTTTAATCATTTTTTTA